CTTCTTCAATCCCTTTTGATCTTCAGATGGGGTTTTCAATCCCCCAGTCTGCAATCGTCTAGCTGCTTTCAATCTAGCCTTAGCTTCACTTACAGCAGCCTTTTTAGTCTTTTTAGACTCTATACGATCTGCCTTCTTATTGATACGATCTGCTCTTTTGGATACAGATGCAGGCTTAGATTTCATCTGGTTAGACCCAGAAGCTCCTGTAGCAGACTTAGTTGCTTTAGTAGCTCCAGCAAATCTAGCTTCAGCTTCTCCTTTACCCTTAGTAGTTCCTGCCTTACTCATCCCAGAAAGCATAACCTTAGTAGCACTAGCTGGCTTAGGTCTAGAAGTTTCAATCTGTGCACTAGTTTTCATAGGTACAGACTTAACCTGTACTCTACTCATAGAAGCTGGAGCTGCTTTGGGAGGAGTAGAAGCTGCTGGTTTTTTAGCAGGAGTAGTTGCTGGCTTAGAAGCTGGAGCTTGACCTTTAGCATTATTATTTTGAGAAGTTCCTTGAGAAGTATTTTGCTTTGCTTCTCTAGACGGTCCACGTCTTTCAGCTGCTCTAGCTGCAGTATTAGATGTAACAGCTTTTTCAGAAGTAGATCTAATTTTATCAGTTCCCTTATTACCTCTATTAGCTACTGCTCTTTGAGCGGCTCTTGCGTCAGCATCTGCTGCAAATGATTTATTAGATTCCTCCTTAATCTTTTTAGCTTTCTCAGGATTAGCCGCCATCCATTGTTTAGTCTTACCAAACTCTTTAGCATCTGACCAAGTCATACTCTGATAAATCTCTTTGCTAGCCTCAGCCAACTCGTCTTCTTCTCCACCCTGTTTATACTTTTTAGTACCCCCAAACTTCAACTCTTTGTCAGGCTCAATGAAGTTACCCCCCATTTGCATTTTCTTGCCGGGCATCTTTTTACCCCCAGCTTTCATTTTATATCTCATTACTTCTTAGTTATTTAATTTGATTACTAGCCAAGAGAAGTTTAATTTCCTCTACTGCTTTAATTAAAGTCTCAAGCTTACGCTTAATATCATCAGTTTGATCTTCGTGTGCCTTAAGGCGAAGTCTAAGTTCCCCAATTTGTGCAGTGTGCTTTGCATCAATATTGTTTTGATCAATCTTGAGCTTAATGTAGATCCCTATCAAGGAACCTGCGACCATGAGGATTTGATATGTTGATAGATCTTCAAACATTGTTTCTATTTATTAATCCCAGTTAGAACAAGACCCACACTTCCACTTGCGTAACGCTTTGTTGATTCTAGAGTTAGGGTCTCTAGCATTTTCTGATTTTGTATTTCTACGCTTATGTCCACACATTCTTGAGCAGAATGAGTTTCTTCTCTTCCCTCCCTCAGGTTGAGGTGCTTTAAGGTCAGAACCAGGGTTTTGACGTTCATAAGACTTTCTCCCTTTTTCGTTTAATCCACCTTGAGAGTTCTTACCTTCTTTGCGTTGCCAAGCTGGGGTAGCCATTACTTACAAGCATTATAAGCAATTACTGCATCAGCAGTATCTGAGGTTACACTAGTAAACTCTCCGTAAAGAACTGTACCTGCTGGAATTGAAATTGATGTAAGAGTTAAAGACCCTACTGTAGTAATTGCTGCAGCAGCTATAAATTGAAGAGCTCTGAACTTACCTGTGGTCTCAGCATCGCTAAGAAGTTGAGCACCACATCTCCCAAGTGATTCTTCAATCCCAGTTTTAGATCTATCTAAAATTCTATCTGTAGTTGTATTGTATGCCATGATTATTGTTGTTGATCTTGTTGTCTGTTATTCTCTGTATCATTGAATGGAGATAATAACAGTTTTAACTCTCCATTAATTAACCCAGAAGATATAGCTGCTACCATATCAGCTGGTAAGGGGAATGGGGATGAGCTATCATAGCAAGAACCTCCCCCACAACCATACTTACTTAATTCTTCTGGATCTTCAAATATACCCCTAACATTTAATTTTTCAATACCACTAGGATTATATAAATACATATAGTCCTCAATCATAAATACTTTAGGGTTATTCTTAGTAAACTTATCATACTGAAGATAATCTACCTCATAAGGTTCAACCATTGGGATACGTTGTGTCCCATTAACTGCACCAGTATATGTTATTGATTCCCTAAAGTTTAATCTAACTGTCCTAGGGATAGGGAGATTAGATCTGTATATTGGGCAGTCTAGCTGTAAATCACAGCATTTGCTGGCATCTACTTTAATCATATCTAGACATCCTAAATCTTGTTCTAAGTGTCTAGTAATTAATCCATTACGAGCAAAGTCCCTTCTAATGAACATTGCTCTGTAATGCTTAATATTAAACTTAATCTGAGACAATGAGATGTACTCATCGTTACTGGTTCTCCCAGCCCGAAGCAAGTTTAAGATATTGTACGCCAGCTCATCTAAAGTCATAAGTTCCGTTCTTTCTTAATTTGAGCTAGCTCAGAACATTTTTCATACTCTTCCCCATCCTCAAAATAAGTTATCATATCATCTAGTATCATGTCCACAGTCTCAGGTACATCAGGGTCAAACGGGAGGAACAATATATCCTCTTGTTCAGCCATTAGTTCTGAGATTGTTGATCGTTTAGTTACAAACTTAAATGCATTATTATAGGCTGCATCTATCATTTCAATCTCTTCCTCAAGGGTGATCTCAATGTCTTCGTCGTCAAAGTCTTCCTCAAACATTTTAATTAATATTAGATTGTATGTAACCTTCTAATCCCTTGAACTTGTTCCATATATAAGCCTGTGCAGCTCTTTTGGAATCATATCCCATCTTCTTATGCCACTCATCATTAGGACATATTGATGGGAGGAATCTAACTTTTACTCCTCTGTACTCATTTACTTGCTCCTTATGAAAATGCCCACAGTGAGTTTCCCTGAATTCAGTTTTTGAGAACATTTCAGGTTGTTCAGTAGCCATAATCAATGGCATGTCTTGAGGCTTTTCATTATCCCCGTGTGTGAACATAATCATATTCTTCCCATACATGTAGTACTTACGAGAAGAATCTGAGTTATCTACTGTGACGTTAGGATGATTTCTATACCATCCAGCTAATACATCTCCAGCATAGTACATTCTCTCATAGTCATGATTACCTGAGACAACTACTATATCTACTGGAGCAAAGCATAGTAGATAGTCTGTAGCTTTTACAATCAATCTCCAATAACCTCTGAACGTTTCCTTCCAACCTGCTGAATCATGTTGAGGAGTACCTTTCGTGGTAGATTGTCTCATACCCTCTGAGTTCATACCATCATTCCCTATTGGGAGAAGTATCCTCTCTATATTGAGACCTTGAGCTTTGATCATTAAGTCTTTAATGACCTCTAAGAATTGATCCTCAATTTCATCCAGCGTTAATCCTGATAACTTCCCATAGTGTATATCTGGGAGAGATACTTCATATACTACAGGATTTGGGGCTGGGATGTTGTAAGTGTATACACTTTTAGATGATGAGTATGATTCAGCAAAGTCTATAATGTCTTGCTTGTAATCATACTTAGTCTGTACATCATTCTTTGTAACTACAGAAAAGCGAGGCTCTCCTGATTGTGTTTGCCAAAACTTTACACTGACTACGTCGTCTGGAGAAATCTTACTAAGATCTAAAAACTTCTCAAACTCTGTAAGTACAGTGCTGTTCTCGTTAGTATTCTCATTTGTTACTCCCCTAGCTTGCTTCAAAGCAATTTTAGCTTCTTCCTCAGAACACTTAAGACGTTGAGATAAACGAGAAGCCCCGACTTTAATATAGCCAGGGTTCTCATTTAAAAACTCTTTTATGTACTTAAGATCAGTCATCTAATTATATGAAGTAGCGGGAGTATTTGATCTGATGTTAAATCTTCAGGTAGTTGATCTTCTCTGATAGTTTCGATAGAAATATTGACCTCATCTTGCATACGAGCTTCTACAATCTCTATTTGCTTTCTACGCTCCTCAATCAAATCAGCATGTTCTACCTCAAGTCTTTTAATCTCTTCCTCATTATTCTCTTCTGCAAGCTTATGTACTTTAGCAGATACCTCAATAAACTCTTGAGTGGGGGTAGCTAGACTGTCTAATTCTTTGAGTTGCTGAGAAATCTCTTTAAGATTCTTAGCGACTAAGATTGAGAATCTAGTCCCTTTAACAGATTTAACATCTTCTAGTCCTTTGTAAAGGTTAACTAGATCTTGGTTTGTGATAGTAATATACTCCATAAGTGTTTGGTTTTGAGTTTATTATCCGAATACGAAGAAATGAATCTTTCTAACTATAGATGCAGCATCTTGGTTCCCAGTATGAGTAATGTTAATGTTGAAGCTACCATTACTTACACTAGCAATGCTAACGTGTACCCCATTATTAGCTGCTACATTACTTTGAAACTCTCTACTTAAGAAGATAACAGAGGTAGAAGTTACAGCACTATTGTTAACTGTAAACTGAGTATTTGTGTTAGCAGTGATAGCTGCAGCAAACAATGTGATACTCCCCGCTACAGCATTAAGTGATACAGCAGTAGATAATGATGTAGCTTGAGTTACTGCCCCTGCAGTAGATGCAATTAATGAGCCTACAGTCAACTCATTAACAGTTACATTCCCAAGTACAGCATTATCATTTTGCTCAATGTAATCCCCCTTATTAAAACCTATAGTCAGAGTATCTGCTACATTGTCTTGAGTTACAGTAATTGGGGAACTGGCTTGTAATGTCTTTGTTTCAGGACCATTAGATGTCCCTACTAAAACTTCAAGATTAGCATCTAATACTGCTTCTGTAAGTACTGCACCCCCAAGAATAACAGAGTTAGCTAAGAATGACGACTTCCCAGTCCCACCATTAGCTAATGGAAGTACCCCAGTTACGTTAGATGCTAAGTTAACACTTGTCAAGAATAATGAACTAGAGTTATCAGCTGTACTTAAGTCTAAACTCCCAGCTAAGTTATTGATGTTTATATCTCCTTGAGATACACTCAAAGTTATATCATCAGTATTCTGAGTAGCTGTAATCCCAGTACCCCCAACAATACTTCTCTGAGCTAATGTCCCTAACCCAAAAGATTTAATCAGTTGACTCCCAGCTCCAGTAGTAGAGATAGTTTTAATTACTGCACTTAATGCTGGGAATTTAGTTGTTGAACTCCCATCATCAGCAATGAAGTAATGACTGCTAGTTAAGTCCCCAGTATTAATTTGTGTTAAGCTATTTATTGTTACGTTAGCCATTCGTCATAATTTTTGAATAGTACCCCCAGACTGAGTGATAATTGTATCCCCAGACTGAGTTACAAAGTTGTATTCTACTGGGGGAAGAATACCTAATGTTCCAGCATTCCCTGCTGTACTAGGGGCGTAAGTTTGAATGCAATCTCTGCATTCAGCTTTTACATAAGCAATGAATCTATTCAATATTTGCCACCCCTCTTTAGATGAAGATTGCTCTAAGCAAGTCTCATCATTACGTTGATACTCAATGAGTAGGTAAGCCATTAAACTTAGCTTTACTTGCTCAGTAGTATCACACTTTACTCCCCCAATAATCTTTTTGTACAAACCGTAATGACGTCTGTCAATACATGTTCTAAGAGCATTTAGCGTTGTTACAATCTCTTGATTGTTTGAGTAACTTTTCATTTAGCATCCGCATGCGCAAACCTCTGTACACAGAGCACTTGCTTTGTTATACATATCATCGGCATGATCAGGGTTACTCTCCTGTTCAGCAGCAAACTTAGCTGCTTGTAACATTAAGAAGACTTTCTCAGCTCTAAGTAAGTCCTCTTTGCACTTGTCACACTTACAAGTACATTCTATAGCTGCATCTACAAGTTTAGCAATGCAGCAATCAATCTGACAAGGGGCTATTGTATACAGTGTCTGTATCAATGTAGTATCTGCATCATCCTCATTAGATGGTGCCTCGCCGTCAATATTGTAATTTATATTGACATTGTCATGTAACTCTACAGATACTAACCCAACAAATGGGGTAGGGGATGTGTATACAAAAGTTAACTCTCCAGATACGCTACCATCTAAACTATCCCCTTCTAAATATACTGTCGTGACTCCATCAGTAATAAATACCTTCAGGATATCACTAGCATCTACAGCACTCCCAAACTGATCTAATAATTCTCCATCAGTTATCCTACCAGCAATTGAAGTACAATTAGTTGATAAGTTTAAAAATCTTATATCTTCTGCAGATGCCATAGTAGTTAAAATTTAAAAAATAGGGACGAGACCTATTTCCCGTCCCTATTCTATTAGTTAGTTATCACCAAACAAACTTGTGCTGTCCAGTAACATTTGGAAGAGCAAATGCTGCATCAATTGTAGTATCTCCTGCTGCCATAGCTGTGCTAGAATCTGCTGCATAAATAACAACTTGGTTTAATTCACCTGCAGGTGCAATACCTGTAGATGATGGCCAGTTTGTTGCGTACTCAATAGTTACTTTGTGATACTTGTAAGTAGTATTTGTATAAGTAGCTACAGGATCTGGGAAGTACATTCTGTTGAAGTTACCATAACGGCTTCTGCAACGAATTTCTTCTCCAAGAACTTGCCATGCATTCCCAACTCCAACTTTTGCTTTTGCAGTTGCGTTAGATACTACAGGAACAGTATCATCTGTATTGTTATGTGCAATCATATCAAATACAACTCCTGCGTGCCTTGCAGTAATTGTAACTACTCCTGTAGTGTTAGATGCTGTAAACAACGCATTTAATACTGGGGAGTTTTGAATATTAGCCACTAAGTCATCCCCTGCAGTTGTTGCAGTTGCTCCAGTTGCTCCAATATTAATTGCCTTGTGATTAGTAGTATTGAAACTCCCAAGAGGGAAATCAAAATTATTTCCACTAAGATCAATCAATCCAGGATTATCATTTGTAAAGTTCAAATGAGCAGTAGGAGTATTGCGAATAATGAACTTAACATTCAAATCATCGCCTGCATCGTCAAGTGCAAAAGTTACTGTGCCTGCATGTCTAGTAGATGCTTCAAATGGTGAAAACTCTATAGACTTAATCTGACTAGTGTTAATGATGGGAGTAGCAATTGGGTTGTTTGCTGTCCCTTGAACAAATTGAATCTGAGAATACAACCAAAGAGGATTTACAATTGGGGTACCGTCTACAGCTGCTGCTGTATCTACCTCAGCTACAGTAGTTGCGTACAGTTTGGTATTAATCCACTGGTCATCATTAGTTCCATATTTTGTAGTGTTCCAAATTCCTACTTGGGCAGATCCAGCATCTACAAAAGAGTCATCACCATCACTTCCAGGTGCAATTAAGTTTCCATTGTTTAAAATGAATACTTGTGATAAGTTAGTTCCCATTTTTAGTTAATTATTTTTATTGGGATTAAACATAAAATTACTCACTCTCTAGGACTTCCCTAGATTGTGTGTTATACCTCGGGTCTTGAATAGCCTCCAGTATGCTTTGTATTGCCATTTCCACAATCTCTTGATGAGTGTGTTGTGGCAATTCACAACCAACTCCTAGATTAAAATCCATTTGTTTAGGTTGTCTAATGTATTTAATAGTAACAAATGTAGTGAAAAAAGTATTATCACTATGTACGTCAATAAAGTTTTCTTGAATCGTAAACTTAATTTTATCGTAAGTACTAGTATTAAATGGATCGTACAATATGCTGTACAGATCATCATGTTGAACATACCACATACGTTCTTTGCTAGCAGTCCCAACTCCTTGCAAAGGTTCTCTAGATGTTATGGTGTGTACAACAGTTGGTAATGTAGTTTCCTGAAGATAAGTATTTCCATCAGCTACCCACTTAGCTGTTATTGTATCAGCTTGTCCAAAAGATGAGGTAGCTAGCAGTAATTTCAACGTATTAGAATCTACTGTTGGGGTAGCTTCAAAATCAGTAAACTGATTTAAGGTAGCTGCAACTGAGGTATTAACTATATCAGGACGAGAGTTAACTACAGCTATGTTATTTCTGTATGTTGAGTCATAGTTGTTGATATTAGTGACATACTGCATGTTCATACCATTACTGTTGGATATGATAGCTGTATCGTCTACTAATATCTCAGTCAGTATTGCCCCATCTACAGGAGGGGACATTGATATGTTTACAACCTTAAATGAGGCAGTACTTGTTATGTGCTCAATACTACCTAAGCAACTATAATACCCTTCTTGAATAGCATTAACTAAGAACATGTAGTCCATAGGTAATGCAACTCTGTCTACCTCAAATCCAGTTAATGTTTCCCCTACATAAAATGCTTTTAACCTCCTATCTACAACTAAGTTTCTGAGGTCATCAATTCTTTTTTGAGATTGCTCAAATCCATCACGATACTTATTCCCATTTGGGGAATATCTCTGCTTGATGAATCTCTCCATAGCTATATTAAGCTCATGGTCAATCTCTTCAGGCAAGAGATTGTCAACCTGGAAAGATGCAATTTTTTGCACCCCCAGGTTGACTGCTATATGCATCTCTTCTATAGTCATTATACTTTAAGTTCCTTAAGCTGAGCTCTCATAGCATTAATCTGCCCAGATCTTTTCTTGTTATTAAAGTACACAATTGCATCCGTAAGAGTCTCCCCAATAGTTTCATCTCCGTAGATTACTTGATTCCCTATTGTTCTAAGTACCCCTAATTCAATCATCTCTTCAATCTCAGCACGTACATCTAAGTTTTTGTCGAGTGAGTACTTCAAGAATCTATCTGGGGAAGAGTTCTTAATATCGTACAATTGATTCTCTACTTCAAGCTCTGATAATGAATCTGGTTTAGATCCCTTAGACAATACTCGAAGCAACCGTCTCATCTTTTCTACGTCAGAGCTGATCTTAATAAACTCTCTATCAGCATCTTTACTCATCTTAACCTTAGCGTTCTTCTTAACGAGGTCAATTTCTGGATCGTAGATGTAGAACTTCTTAGCAGGATTAGATTTCATCTCCTCTTCAGAAGTTGCTACTTGGCGATGCTTTTGACACCACTTGTAAGTAATGTAGTCCATTAAGTTATTGGGCTCGTTAGTATCTTCATCTACTGAGATATCTAACTCTACTCCCTCAAATGGGACTTTCAATGACATTGATGCCCAAAAATTCTTCTCAGCCTTTGGCCAATCTGGGTGAGTTGGGGGGACATCTAAAAGTTTACTCAAGAGTCTATGAGACTCATGCTCGTCTAAACCCTTGAGTGGTTGACGATTAACATAGATAGAACCAATCTTAATTTTAGCAGTGGCTCTAATTTCTTTTGGGAGATGGTTTAATACCTCCTTGCGTCTGATCATAATTTTGCGCATTGTTCTTTTATTTATGGATTAAGAATAACTCCCTATTTATGGTTAATGGGGGACAACCGCCGTTGCAGTCGTCCCCCTTGCAAACCAAACACAAATTACGATGCTACACACTGAAGATCTAAGCTAGTATCAAATCTGCGAAGCAGGATACCAGCTGTTTTCAACATGTGTACTGATGCACCGTCTATATCACTAGCGCGAGTGTCAGTTTCAGTAAATCCTTTTGGAACAACTGAACCAGCAACAGCCCAACGCATCATTTCACGACCCTTCTTATTAATCATCTGGAGGTTATTTTCTCCATCATAAGTAGACTGGTCAACAAATACCATACGGTAAGATTCGAGTGGCAATCCAGACTCTGGGTGCTTCATAGAAGCTTGAGCAACTGGGCCATGGTCGAACAAAGGAACTTTTACTACGTTCACTCTGTGACCATCAATGTGGTCGTAAGAAGTGAAGTAACCAGTGATACCGAGGTTACGACCGCTACCAGTGATGAACTTAGATTCGGTAGTTCGAAGGTAAGAGTTAGTATCAGCTTTGTAGTAATCACGCAAAGCCTTATCAAACTCACGTGCACCACCTACACCAGTGTAGAGAGTAACTTGCTTATCTGTAGCATCAGTCATGCCGTAGAACAAGTCACCGATAACATCCTCAATCTTCTTTTGAGTCAAAGTAGAGTAAGTGTCTTTGTTGATGATTTGCTCGAACAAACCAGGACCAGAAATAACTGGTTGACCATTCTCATCGAGCATTTGGTTGTTACCCTTATCATCATAAGTCTTCTGACCATACCAGTAGTACATCTCACACTCCTCCTTAAACTTGAGCATGTGACGATACTCTTCGTAGTCCATCCACAACTTAGTAGTAGAGCCCTCTTTCATTGGGAGAGTAAACTCAGCTACGTAGTTCTTAGCATTACCAGCAAAGTGGTAAGACTTACGAACTGTACCGATTTTACTTCTTACAAGACCAGGAGCACTCCAGTTAGATGCATTACCACGAGAGAAATCAATTCCTACGTTAGCGTAGAGCATACCCCACAATGCACCTGCAGCTGTATCTGCACTATCAATAGATGATACATCAGGAGATACAATCTTCAAGGTGTACTTATACCCACCTGCATCAGGGGTTGGTTGCTCCATAATACGAGCCAATACCCCAGACTGAGATACTAAGGTGTAAGGGAATACAAACCACTTGTCAGGGAAAGTAACAGTAAAGTAACTACCTCCTGCACCGTTACCAACTGCGGTAACTACAGGACGTACGTTAACTTCGTGAGTCTTAACTCTGTACTCATACTCAAACCGATCAATAGAGCGAACATTACCTACACCTTCTGTTAAGAAAGAGAGTGGGAACTTCTTCTCTTCGCGACCTGCCAAGTGAGTAATAATTGGGGAGAGTTCTTGTGGTTTCTCCATCAAAGCATTGACCAACGAGTTAGTGTCGGTCATCTGCTGATCATTGTAATAAGTCTTTAAGACTTGTTGTAAAGCCATGATATTCTAGTTTTTGTTTTTATTGTAAAAGCGCATTAATGTCTAAATCATCTGGATCAAATGACCTTGACCGACGCTGTGCTTTTCTAGCATTTTTAACTTGTGCTTCTTGGTTTGAGATACGATCTCTTAAAGACTGTACACTCTTAGTACGAGCCTTAGTATCAATGAGATCATCTAACTTAAACCCTGAGAACACTAAGTAATCCATAGCAAGTTTCATATCAATATCAGATTCCTGATAATCTAAATCTCTTTGAGTCTCCCCATTAGGACCTACTGGCTCAGAGATGTACTCAAAGAATTTAGACTTTTGTCTATCAGGGATACGAATACCTGCGAATTCATTTCCTTGCTCAATCTTGTTTGCAACATCTTCCCAGAATTGATCAGCTTCTTGTGCTTGACGCTGAAATTCTGCTTGTTGAC